GAATATGTGTTGCCGACACGCTCAGTACCAGGTGTGTAGTTGATGCCTGTCGGAGGTGTCGGTGCTGGAGTTGCCGGTGGTGATGTTTTGCCCCTGTTGGCACCTGTTGCAGCTTGCTGCGCCCCAACATCGTAATTTCCGGTGGCGTTTTCACCAATGACCCAGCTAGCACGAAACCGACCTGTATCTACTGGGCTTTGCGATTTAACTTCTTGATCCGTCTCAAGCACTACCACGCGCAACAACTGGTTCATCTGGCCTTCGCAGAAGTTGCCGATGTCGCCAATTTTGATGCGTCTTGCCATGATCAGGCTCGCAGGACCAGTTCGTAGGTGATCGCCTGGTTGTCTTGATCAATGGTCTGCACGCTGATGATCTGATGCGACACGGTGGCAATCACAACGCGATCGGCAGTGCTGGGCGTTACGGCCAGATCGGTTGCAGCAATGAACAGCCGCTTGTCACCCGCCTGCACAAGCTCATTGACCTCACGGGCGTTCACATCTTGTAACACGCCACGCAGGCTGTAGTCGGTTGCTGTTTCCGTCACAGCGCCTGTAGAGGCGTTGTAGGTGCCGCTGGTGACCCGCCTGTAGGTCAACGCACCACCAAACTTGCCCATCAGCTTGGAGGCGGTTTTCTGTAGCGAGGAAGCTAGTGCCATCAGAGCTTGTAGGCGACGCAGTGGCCGTTTTGTAACTCAATGCTAGTGAACACGCCGTAAAGCGTTGTGGCGGCATCAAGAAATTGCCCGGCAAGTGTGTTGCCGTCGTAATTTTGTGCGGTGATTGCTTCGATAATAGTATTGCTCGTGAAATGAATAGCGCACCAACGTCCCGTGTTTGCATTGGTATTGCCAATAAAAGTTGCGCCCTTGGCGTAGTCAATACCCAGTACGTTTGAATCGTTCATTTCAGATGTCCGGGAACGGGGCAGCAGGTGGGGTGAAGTTATGCGATGGCGTACCTTACGATGACAATACCGGAGCCGCCATTGCGGCCCACTGATGTTCCGCTACCACCCTTGGCCGCAAAACCGGCACCACCGCCCTTGCCGTTTACGCCGTCTGTAGCGACAAGGCCGGTGCCTCCGCCACCCCAATCAGAGGTGCCAATAGAAGCAGTGGGCTCCCACCCACCACCTGCGCCACCACCTGCGTATTTAACAGCAACTCCTGTAATGCTCGACTCTATGCCAATTCCTCCAGCAGAATTATCATTATTGGTGGTTCCATTTTGGCCAATACTTCCACCGCCACCGCCGCCGCCGCCGCCTGGAAAGGAGCCAGAAACTCCGCCAGCACCTCCAGCAAAACCTTGACTGCCGTTACCAGCGCCTCCTGGATTGGCTCCTGAAATTGAGCCGGTTGATCCACCACCTGAACCTCCTGATGAACCAGCTTGCGCAAATACACCAGCAGACGGACTCACTGTGCCACCACCACCACCACCTATTGCAATAATAGAATTAAGTGATGAATTAGTTCCATTAACTCCATTGCTTCGGCTTCCAACTTGAGCGCCCTGCCCACCACTGCCTACAATTACAGGTATTGTTCCATTTGTAAATGTTGCAAATGACTGTAAAACGCCACCAGCGCCTCCACCTCCACCTCCGCAAACAGAACCGCTGGACCATTCTTGTCTACCACCACCACCACCGCCAGCAATAACCAAGTAATCAAACTCACCACCGCGAGTTATATTTAAAGATGAGCTACCGACAGTGGTAAATGTGTGGACGCGATAAAGCCTACCAGCAATAAAAATATCTTCAACTAAATCACCACCAGTTGCCAGTGGCGTAATCATTCTTGGCGTAATGGTCCAACTCATGACAGCACCTCCCAGTTCGTATTAATTTTTCGACGCAAAGTGTCGAATTTTGCAGATAGAGTGGCCGACCCTGTGGTAGCAGTAGTTTTCAATGCTGACAGCACCTCCAGATGGGGTTTGGGTTGATAACGGGGGGTCATATTGCGTACCTCACGATGACAATGCCGGAGCCGCCGTTGCCGCCTTCTACAGCACTTCCGCTTATTGAACCGCCAGCGCCACCACCGCCACCGCCAGTATTAACAGTCGCAGAATTTCCATTGGCTCTGGTTCCTCCACCAGCACCACCGCCACCGCTGCCTCCATTACCACCGGTACTGCTGTATGCGCCTCCCCCACCTCCTCCTGCTCTTGTTACTGAGGTTCCGGTAATAGAAGATGTCATACCAGCGCCACCAGCGCCTCCTGCTTGGGAAGTTGGGGCTATGCCTGCTGCGCTTGCACCGCCACCGCCGCCGGATGATCCATAGGTAGCAACACCGGCAGATCCATTAGTACCTTGACCTGCTGTGCCAGTGCCTGCTGAACCGCCAAACGTTCCTGCGCCACCAGATCCTCCTAGACCACCGTTATTGTTTGATAGCGATCCAAAAGCACCAAATCCGCCACCCTCTGCTGTAATTGACGCAAAGACGGAATTGCTACCCTTGGTTCCATTGTTGGCACCAGCAACACCGCCATTTCCTCCAGCTCCGACCGTAACTGTGGAGTTACTAGCAGAAAGAGTTAATGTGCCGGCAAGGTAACCACCAGCACCACCACCTCCTCCACCATAAGTATTGCCAGTGACAATAGCGCCGCCGCCACCGCCACCAGCAACAACGAGATATTCAACACTGCCGCCATTTAGCACATTTAAGGATGACGTGCCCGTAGTCTTAAATTCATGAACGCGATAAGTAGTGCCAGATACGACGATGGTATAGACAACATCGCCACCTTCAGCCCAAGCTCCAGGTATGCTTTTTCTTAGTATTAGCCTTGTCGATTCAGTTAGTGGGCTCATGGGATGGCTACTCCAAATGCGGTGATGAGTGCTGTGACGCGGGTGTCTAGGAGTGCGAGGTCGAGGCTTTCCCCGATGCTGTAGAAGGCGAGGCGGCAGGTTGAGTAAACGCTAGACCCTCTTACGTTATAGATAAAATTATTGTTACTAGAAGCAGCGGATGAAGTTGTATTCAGAGAAGCAAAAATTGTTCCCGATGATTGCTTGTAAGCTAAGTTTACATTGCTGCTAGATGTTCGCGAAGCGGCAAATATGCCACCGCTAAATTGCGATCCTGTCGCTGCAACACTTTCTGTACCGCTATCAAATCTGTTTCTTATAAAGACCGCGTTGTCTCTAGCCAAGACAAAATTATCACCGGGAGCATTGCTTCCAGAACCCATGAAATACTGATCACCACTTGTGTAGGTAGATAACCATACAGCGTTATGGTTGTTGTTCTGCGGATCAGCATTGTTAGCCCGGTTACTGTTCAGTTGCTTGCTGGTCCCATTCCCCACTAACCCAGTCTTCCGGTTGTAGTCACCAGAGACAAACAACCCACCCACGTTCGTAGGAGCAGTCCCCGCAAGTGGAACCAGGGCCCCCGCAAGAGTTCTAGCACCAGCAAGGATGCAACTGGCCTTGATAGCGTTCCAGATGCCGTCCTGTTTGCAGCCGATGACGAAGTTGTTGATCGCTTGACGGGTAGCGGGTTCCAGAGCTTGGCCATCAGCAGCTTCGACCGCTTGGATGTAGTTACCAGCATCCGTGTCGTAGGTGAAGACCTTGCTGATGACAAGGCTCATACAACCTCCTCAGCAATTACGGCACCGTCTTCCAGGATTGCAGGGTCAACGACAGGGACAAAACCAAAGGGGGTGCCATCAGCATTGAATTGAGGATTCGTGGGCCCTGTGAAGTACGGACCAACCTTGTAGATCTCAGCGCGTTGACGCACCGTTTCGACAATGCTGCCTTGGAAATACTCCTCGGGCGTGGTGGCAGTCGTGCTGCCTTGAACAAGACCAAACTCAACCACCAGGGCAGGCAGCAGTTCGTCAGGGATGTCGATAGTAAATTGTGCCATGTCAGTTAGGGGGTTTTGATGACAGCAAAGCGAATAACAATGGCTTCACTTAGGGAGCCCGAAGATTCAATGTTGCGAACATTGATGCTGGCCGAACCAGCAGCAGCTTGAGCGTTTAGCAGATAAGATCCAGCAGTGCCACCACTGATGTGATTTAGGATCAAAACATCATTTGCTGTAATCGAGCTATTGGTTAGCGTAAAGCTTACAGTAGTGACGTGAGCCAGCGCAGCACCGTTCATCGTGATCTGCCCGGTGGGGCTGTTAAGTGTGACACCTGTGGCTTTGTTGGTTGCTTGGGTAACGGTGCCAGTACCACTGATGTATCCGAACACCCCGGTGGTTGCGTTGTAGCCAAGGTTGCCGCCAGCTTGAACGCCAGCATTGTTGTAGATAACCTGACCGCTAGACCCCGCAACTAACGCAACGGTTCCAGTTGCATCAGGCAGGCTGATGGTGCGATCAGCCGTGGGTGTGATGGTCTGAAGCGTGGTGGTATAGGTGCCCCCATCGCTGAGGTTTACGTCACCCGTGATGCCCAGAACGTTGGTGGTGGAGTTCCACGTCAGATCAGCATCGCCACCAAAGGCGCCAGCGTCGTTGAACTGCACCTGCGTGGTAGAGCCGCCTGGAGTGCCACCACCACCACCGCTGCCAGTTTGGTCAAGGCCGACTTTCAGTAGTGGGTTGTATGTGTAAGGCATGATCTCAGCTCCTGGTAACGGTTAGCAGGTTGTTGCTTCCGTCATACGTCATAGTCAAGGTTGCAACTGTCTTGCCGCTTGAACCACCACGCTTGAACACGGTCTGGGTCAGATTGCTGCCTGTGTATGTATTGGTGATGAAGTCATGCGTTGGGATCTCCAACCCGTCGCGGGCTACGGCATCACCACCACCTAGGAAAATGCTCATGATCTGCGAATCGCGATGTTGCCTGGTCCACTGATTCTAAGCCCTGTCAGGTATCTTTCCATCATTGGTGGCACCTTATCCGCACCAGCTTGTGGACTGCTGGTGTTCAGGCTAACACTGATGGGTCCAATGCTAACGCTGTTGTAGTCCTCAAGACCACTCAGGCCAAGGCTATCAGTGTTGTTGTTGAGGTAGACGGCAAGCACCACCTGTGCTTGCTGAATTTGTGGCGGGATCTCACCGTCAGTGAAGTAGTCAGTGGTAATGCGAAACGGGAAACCGGTTGCGTAGGTATTGATGTATGTATCAGGCTTCCGTACTCCAGTTCGAGGCCACTGCATTGACTGGGTGTCAGTAGCGCGAGCACCAAGAAAACGTTCACGGTCCAACCTTTGGGCAGCGGTGTACAGTGCGCGGTTCTTGGCGTCGGTGGTAGCAGTGCCCCATGCGGTTACATCCGCATCAAGCACCAGACCATCGACAATGGCTTGCGCGTCAGCCAGCGTCAGGTAGGTATTCGCTGTGCTTCCGCCGATTGTTGCGACGAGGGCGATTGCCATTGACCGGCTCGGTAATTTCTTCGGGTGCTACTTCTACAGTAGCTGGCTCTTCAACGGGAAAAGAGGCCACCTCGTTAGAGGCAGCCTCCTGTTGACGTAGTCGCCGGAAAGCGAACAACCCCATCAGATCTTGTAGATCACAAGGGTGTCGGCAGCGGTCACAACGGCACGGAAGGTGCTGGAAGTAGCAGCTTCCACGATCGCATCGCCAGAAATGGTAACGCCAGTAGCGCCAGCAGTCAGGGTGATGTGGAACGTGGATGTTCCGTTGTTAACGATGCTGAACTCAAAACTGATACCAATAACGTTTTGGTTGACAGCACCCAAAGCTGTGCAGATCAGAGCGCCAGTGGCGGTCGTCAAAGCAAATGCAGCGGTAGCAGTACAAGTAAAAACGCCGCCAAGCAGTTGGGCTGCGGTAGCGGTCTGAGCGCCAGAAGCGGACA